GTCATTGATGCGGCAGTGCGTTATGCCTGCGATTTGGTGGACGGATACCTGCGTGGCAGATATGTGCTGCCTTTGGCGGATACGCCGACGGTGTTGCAGCCTTTATGCATCAACATTGCCCGCCATTTTTTACACAGCCGCCGAATCAACCGAGCCGACTTTCCAAAGCCGCTGGAAACCGCCTACAACACGACGATTAAGACACTTGAGTCTATCCGCGACGGCAAAATCCATATCGGCATCGCTACATTGGACAAGCCGTCGCAACCTGAGCCGGGCGCATATCACGTCCGAGTGCGCGACAAAATGGATTTGGGAGGCTACTGATGAGCGCGACACGTCCGATTATTGATGCGGTAGTAGAGCATTTGCAGGCTGCTATCCCGTGGGTCAGCGTTGAGGCTTTTCCGGAGCGGCCGTCCGAATACCAATTTATTCATCCTGTCGGGGCAATCTTGGTCGGCTACGGCGGCAGTAAATTTGGCAATATTGAGCAGCTCGGCCGTATTGCGCAGCAGCGTGATGTCAGGCTGATGTTGACCGTTTTTGGCAGCAGCCTTAATGCGGATGATGGCACTTTGGCCATCTTGGATGAGACACGTCTTGCTATGGTTGGTTTCGCGCCGCCAAGTTGCCAGCCCTGCCACCTTATCAGCGAGGAGTTTTTAGCCGAGGATGCGGGCGCATGGCAGTATCAGCTGGTTTTGCAGGCCGAAACCCAGCAGGTCGAAGTCTGCCGCAAAGCCAAACGCCCGCTTTTCATCGCTGCCCACTACCGCCGCCCCGGCCAAGACCTCAACCCCGATTTAAAACCTAAAAAATAGGAGTATCCATCATGGCAGCAGCCTACCATCACGGCACGGAGACCATCCGCATCGACGGCGGCTCCAATCCCGTCTATACCGTTGACGGCGCAATTACCGCCATCGTCGGCACTGCGCCGGTCGGCGCGGTCAATGAGCTGACGGTATGTCAAACGAAGAAAGACTTTGGCCAATTCGGCGGCGAGCTGACCGCTCAAGGCTTTACCCTGCCGGATGCCGCACACATTTGGACGCGCTACGGCAGCGGTGTCGCCTATGTCGTCAACGTTTGCGACCCCGCCAAACATAAGACAAGCGTCAGTAACGAGGTATTGACGGTTGATCCTGACACCTTGACGGCCAAAACTGCCAAGCCTGCTCTGCAAAGCGGCTACACACTGACGGACGGCGGCAATACGCTGACCGAAAACACGCACTACACCATCAACACCCTGACGGGTGAGATTACCTACAAAAACAAACCTACCTCACCCAAAATCAGCTATACCTACACCGACCCGACCAAGGTCCCTGCGGCTGACATCATTGGTGCTTATATTGCCGCCACCGGCAAGCGCACGGGGCTGGAGCTGTTGACCGAAGGCTTTAACCGCCAAGGCGCGGACGCTAAAATCATTATTGCACCTGACTTTGACCGCTATGCCAATGTACGCGCTGCGATGGAGGTCGTCGCTGGCAAGCTGAAGGCCATTGCTTATGCGGCTGCTCCGCAAGGTACGAGCCTGAGCAAAGCCCTCGAAGGTCGCGGACCGTTAGGTACGATTAATTTTCAGACATCGTCCGACCGCTGCCAGCTCTTTTATCCATATGTCGTCGGTTTGCTCGGCCTTGAAAACCTTGCTACCCACGCCGCAGGTCTGCGAATGAAAACCGATGTGGAACAGGGCTACTGGTTCAGCATCTCCAACCGCGAGCTCTTGGGTGTAACGGGTGTGGAAATCGGTCTGACTGCCCGTGCGGACGACCCGCAGTCTGAAACCAACCGTCTGAATGAAAAAGGCATTACTACCGTCTTCAATTCCTATGGCACGGGCTATCGTATGTGGGGTAACCGCCTTGCCTGCTTCCCGATTACCTCGCATATTAAAAACTTCGAAGTGGCGCAACGCACCGGCGACATTATTGACGAGTCTATCCGTCGTTTAGAGTTGCAGTATGTTGATAAACCGATTGATGCAGACGATCCTAATGCCTTGATTGACAGCCTGCTTGAGAGCGTCCGCACCTATATGTCTACGCTTAAATCTATTGTGGGATTCTCGGTGGATTTGGACTATGAATACGATTTAGTCGATGCGTTTAGCAAAGGTCAGGTCCCCATCGTTTACGACTACACGCCGAAACTGCCGGCCGAGCGTATTACCAATACCAGCGTGATGACCCGAAAATATTTGGTCAATCTGTTGTCGGCTAACTAGGGTCGTCTGAAAAGGAAGAAATATGTCTGCAATCAATGCAATCTACAATGCCAACGTCTATATCGACGGCAACAACCTTTTGGGTAATGCATCCGAGTTTAAATTGCCTGAGTTTGAGTTTGGCCAGGACGAATTTACCGGTTTGGGTATGGTTGGCACCATCAAGCTGCCAAACGGCGTCGAAGCGCTGGAAGGCGAAGTTACTTGGAACAGCTTTTATCCCGAGGTGGCGAAAAAGGCATCAAACCCATTCAAGGCCGTGCAACTGATGGTGCGCGGCAACCTGCAAACCTTCAATGCGTCAGGTTTGGCAGAAGAAGTCCCTATCGTTACCACGGTAACGGCGATGTTCAGCAAAAATGCTTTGGGCGGCTACAAGCCGAAGGAAAAGGCGGAATTTGGCTCAACCTACCAGACAACAGAAGTCCGCCAAGTCGTCGGTGGTCGCGAAGTGCTGTACTACAACGCGTTCAAAAACATCTACCGCGTGGACGGTCAGGACGTTTTGAGCCAAATGCGTAAAAACATTGGTGCTTAATCTTTAAATCGGATTAAAAGCCGTTTCAGACGACCTTTGACACAATCACCGTATCTTTACCGATACGGTGATTTTTTTATTTTTATAAACGTTTTGGAGATGGCAAATGAATGAAGCCAAGAAGTTGCAAGAAGATTTGGGTGTAAATACCGTTGTGAAACTGAAATATCCGGTCAGACTGGCAACGGGGCAGATGTTGGAGCAAGTAACGCTTCGCCGCTTGTGCGTAGGTGATTTGCGCGCCGTTTCCCATCTGACGAACGAAGCGGAACAGGAGCTGGCCCTGTTTGCCCGTATGACAGGCATGATTCCCGAAGACTTGGACTGCTTGGATTTGGCGGACTGGAAACAGATGCAGGAGACGTTTCGCCGCTTCACAGAAACCGAGCCGGACGGCAAATAAACCGCCTCTTTCAAGGGAGGAAATTCAACGGCAACTGCTGTCTGCCGCTGCCGATTTGGCTTGGTGGTTCGGTTGGAGCGTGGTCGAGGTTTACGCACTGAGCTTGGATGAGTTTGAGGACTGGCAGAAAGAAGTAACCCGCCAAATAAAGGCGGGTTATCAGAAGGGGATGTAATTCAGATTTGGTGTCGGCGTTCTGCTTCGATCTCGCGCTGCAACTCACGACACCAACCGTTTGACGGTTCATCAGGCTCTTTACGGAATATCGACCAAACAAACCATACAAAAAACAGACCCAATGCCAGAAGAAGCAAAGGGAAGCCTCCCACCATCAATAACATAAATGCCAATGCGGCAATGACAACCGCTCCGCCCATCTTTCTTTTCCCTTCCCACAGACTTTCTAGGATATTACCAGATGAAAAGCGATTTAGGTATATCAATCAGTGTTTCTGCCGTTGTCGGTGGTGCTTTATCGGGTTTAACCAATATCGGTAAAGCAATGGACACACTGAAATCAACGACCAAAACCTTATCCGAACGTCAGAAGGAGTTGGGGAAAGTATTGGAGCGCAACAAAGACCGCTTGGGTGTGTCATCTGCCAAACAATTATGGCAGGAATACGACAAAATCGGCCTTGCTGTCAGCAAGCTGACCCAGCAATACAAAAAACTCAATGCGGTCCGTGCACAAAGAGAGGCTGTCAACAGCCAATGGGGGGACATCAAAGGACAGTGGCAGGGCGCACTTGCTGCAGCAGGTACATTAATTTTGCCTGTCAAAGTCTCGATTGAATTTGAATCGGCAATGGCTGATGTCAAAAAGGTGGTTAATTTCGATACGCCGCAGCAATTTAAGGAAATGGAGCGGGACATCCTGAAGATGACACGTACCATTCCTATGGCCGGTAAGGACATTGCCGCCATCGTCGCTGCCGGAGGGCAATCGGGTGTTTCCCGTGAGAATCTAACCGGTTTTGCTGAAAAAGCTGCCAAAATGGGGGTAGCGTTCGACATGGCGGCGGGGCAGGCAGGCGAATCTATGGCAACGTTGTCCAACGTATTGCAGATTCCTATTCCCAAAATCGGCACATTGGGTGATGCCATCAACCACCTTTCGGACAATGCGAACTCCAAAGCGGCAGATATCGTTAATGTCCTGACCCGCGTGGGCAGTGACATCAAGCAGTTGGGCATGACGGAAAACCAAGGTGCGGCATGGGGCAGTACCTTTTTAAGCATGGGTAAGGCTCCCGAACTTGCAGCTCAGGCAATGAAGGGCATGATCACATCGATGTCAGTCATGAAGGCCGGTGGTGCGAAAAAAGAGCTTGCCGCATTGGGGCTGACTACCAAGGAATTCGCCGCCGCAATGGACAAAGATGCCAATCGTGCAATGCTGAATCTCTTGGATCGGGTCAAACAGCTGCCAAAGGCCGAACAGTTTCCAATGCTGTTGAAGATGTTCGGCCAAAACTATGCCGATGACGCCATGATGTTGGCAAACAATGTCGGTGAGTACAACCGCCAACTGGCGTTGTTGGAGGAACGGGATGCATCGGGAAACTTGAAGTATCTCGGCTCTATGCAGCGTGAATTTGCCAACCGATCCGCAACGACGGCGAACCAAATCCAAATTTTCAAAAACGGGATTTCGGAACTCGGAATCCGGCTGGGCTCGATTGTTTTGCCTGCCGTAAATGCTTTTTTAAGCAAATGTATCATGCTGACAAGCATGATTTCAGACTGGACGGAAAAGCATCCCGTATTGACGAAAGGGATTGTCGGTACGGCCGCTTCGCTGCTGGCTTTTAAAGTCGGTATGTTTGGTGCGATGGTCATTGTCAATCGTGCGCGTGCAGGAATTTTGGCTTTGAAAGGTGGTTTGCTTTCTTTGAAGGCGACAGCTGTTTTAATCCGGACTGTAATGCAAGGCGGTTTAGCTTTGTCTGACGTACCCGGCACCCTGGGCACCGTCATGAGGGGGTTTGCCGCCGCCCGAACCGTGATAGCGGGTTTCGGCCTGTCATCACTGGCTGCCTTGTGGCCGGTGGTTTTGGCCGTGGCCGCTGTGGCTGCCGTGGCTTTTGTCATCTATAAATACTGGAAGCCCCTTAAAGCCTTCTTTGCCGGATTTTGGGAGGGACTGACTAAAGGCTTGGAACCGCTGACGCCGCTGTTTGATGCGTTTGTCGGCACATTGAGCGGCATTTGGACGGCCGTACAGCCTTATCTGCAACCTGTTTTGGATTGGTTCGGCGACTTTTTCAACCTGACTCAGGCAGGCGAAGGCAACGCCCGCAGCTGGGGGGGGTCGGTCGGCTCGGCTTTGGCTTCGGTGGTCAATACCGTCGTTTCTGTCGGCACCATGATAGTGGACGGCTGGCGGATGATTTTCGACGGCATCTTCTCATTGGCCGATTCGGCATGGACACAAATCAAAACCGCCTTTGACGGCGGACTGCTCGGCATCCTCGGCCTGATTCTCAACTGGTCGCCCATTGGCGCGTTCTATTCGGCCTTTGCCTCCGTACTGTCATGGTTCGGCATTGACTTGTCGGCCAGATTTACCGAGTTCGGCAGCAACATCATCCAGGGGCTGTGGAACGGATTGCAGGCAAAATTCGAGGCGGTACGGGCTTGGTTGGCGGAAAAGGCCGCCGCCCTGAAAAACACGTTTGCGGGCGTGATGGACATCCACTCGCCCAGCCGGGTATTCCGCCGTTTCGGCGGCTGGATGATGGAGGGCCTGCAAATCGGCATCAATCAGGGCGCACCGCGCCCGCTCAACGCCATCGGCGGCGTGGCTTCGGATTTGCAACAGCGTTTCACAAACCACACCTCATCCTTGGCCGCCTCAATGGCCGCTAACAGTGCCGAACTCTCTGCCGCACGGCAGGGCGCGGCCGCAGCGGGAGGAATAACGGTACATTTTTCGCCGACCATCCATGCGCCGGGCGGTAATCCGCAGCAGATTGAGGCGGCGTTGCAGATGGGTTTGCAAGAGTTTGAAACAATGTTCCGCCGCATGATGGACGACAAAGCACGGAGGGCTTATTGATGTATGCGATGTTGGGCGAGGTACGCTTTGAGCTTTTAAACAGCTTTACATCTTTGGAAACTCAGCATGCCGCCAATTTTGCCAAACATGAGGTCTTGAAAGGCCGCCCACGGCTGCAGGCCTTGCAAAACGAGCTGACGACGCTGCGTTTTTCGCTCAAGTTGCATTGGCGGCTGGGCAATCCCGATACGGCTTATAAGGGTCTGCTGTCGGCTTTGGAAGCGCAGCAGGCGGTGTCTTTGGTTTACGGCAGCGGTCGTTTTGTCGGATGGTTTGTGCTTGAGCGGTTGACGGAGCGCACGTTGATTCAGGACGCGCAAGGCCGGACGGCGGCGCGTGAATTGGATGTGGAGCTGACCCAGTTTGTCGGCGACCCGAATAACCCGCTCCCGACTCCTGCCGTCAAGTCGGGCGGGCAAAATCCGCTCCTGTCCTTATTGCCGGAGAGCGTGCAGGCAAAAGCGGGCAAATTGATTTCGGCGGTGGAGAAAGGCGTGAAAATTTACCGCGCCGCCGAAGCGGGTATCGGCGATATGCAAAATCTGATACAGGCTGCCAAAAATCTGAAAAACGACCCGGCCGGTGCATTAAATCTGTTGGGGGACGCGCTCAATATCGGCGGCGGCACTTTGGGCAGGCTCAATGCCTTGCCGGAAGTAACGGCGGTTTTCGGCGACCTGAAAGGCGCGGCTGAATTTGCATTGCAGGCCGGGCAAGCGGCCAACAGGCTGGGAGGTGCCGTCGGCGCATTGCGTGCCGGGTATGAGAGCGGCTCCGTCGGCGGCTGGCTGGATGCGGTCGGGAACGGTGTTGCCGAGGCATCTGATGCGCTGGCAAACGGCTCTGCCGCTGCCCAGGCTTTGACCGGCTGGCTGGCGGCAAGAAAGGATAAATGATGAGTGCGGTAATACGCTACACCACCCAAGACGGCGACCGTTGGGACTTAATCGCGCACAAGCATTACGGCAACGCGCTGTTGATTGACGGCCTGATTGCGGCCAATCCGCACTTGCCGTTGGCGGAGGAGTTCGCAGGCGGTCTGACGGTCTTTGTTCCCGTGCTCGAAACCAAACCGAAGAACAACCAAGAGGAGCTGCCGCCGTGGATGCGTTAGGTGCGTTTTTAAAATCAAAAGGCCTTGACGGCGGCGGCAGTACCCATCCGGTTACCATGCCCGATTTTGTCCTGTCTTACGAAGACAAGGATATAACGGCAGATGTCGCGCCGTATCTGATTTCGTTTAGCTATACCGATTACCTTGAGGGGCAGTCGGACGAATTGCAGGTTGAGTTTGAGGATACGGACGGCCGCTGGTTGCGTAATTGGTATCCCGAACAGGGTGATGCTTTGTCTTTGAGCTTGGGCGACCAATTTACCGGGCTGGTCTCTTTCGGCAAATTTGAGATTGCCGAGATTGAATACAATCATCCGCCGTCGACGGTCAGCCTGAAGGCCCTATCGACCGGGATTACCAAGTCCAGCCGCACTTTGCGCGGCAAGGCCTATGAAAATACGACTCTGGCCGCCATTGTCCGTCAGGTGGCAGGCCGTTTGAAGCTGGAGGTAACGGGTACGGTCAAAAACATCCCCATCAAACGGGTGACGCAGTATCAGGAACGTGATATTGAGTTTTTGGCACGTTTGGCGCAGGAGTACGGCCACAGCTTTAAAATCGTCAGCAATAAGCTGGTCTTTGCCGATAACGCCGAACTAAAACAGCGTCCTGCCGTTGCCGTATTGCTGCCCGAGGACATCATCCGTGTCCGCCTGCGCGATTTGATTAAGGGTGTGCCGTCCAAAGTAGATGTCAAAGGCTATGACCCGAAATCCAAACAGACTGTTTCGGCGAGCCGCAGCAGCAAATCAAGACGCGGCAAAGCCAAACACGGCAGTACGGGCGATACACTGCGTATCGTGCCGAATAAGGGTGAGAGCGCGGCACAATTAAATGCCAGGGCAGATGCCAAATTGGCGGATGCGCAGGACGACCAATGTGCGGGTACCGTTACACTGGTCGGCAATGCATTGTTGGTGGCAGGTCAAATGGTACGGCTTAAAGGATTCGGCAAATTTTCGGGCAAATACCTGGTCAAGCAATCAAGACACGCTTTCACGCGCCACCGGGGCTGGACAACCGAATTGGAAATCAAAATGACGGAGTATGTCGCAGACGAGGAGCAGGCCGATGCAAATGCAAACCCAAACCCATGATTTTACGGCAACGTTGCAATTCGGCATTGTGTCGGCGATTGATGCGGCGTCGCACAGTTTGCGGGTAAAAATCCCCGTACTCGACGACATGGAAACCGATTGGCTGCCGATGGCAACACCGGCGGCGGGCGGCAACCGTTTTTACAGCCTCCCCGATGTGGGCGAACTGGTTGTCTGCCTGCTGGATGCGCGGGGTGAGACCGGCTGCGTTATCGGCGCGATTTACAACGCCGCCGACAAGCCGCCGGTGTCCGACCAAAACAAATGGGTCAAACGGTTTACCAACGGCACGGTCATCTCGCACGACCGCCGCAGCGGCGAGGTGGTCGTTGAGACGCCGGGCAAAGTCAAAATCAAAGCGGCGCAGAAGGTGGATATCCAATCCCCAGAAACTGAAATCACGGGTAATGCGACGGTAAGCGGGCTGTTGACCTATACCGCAGGTTTGACGGCCAGCAATGCCGGCGGCGGTGCAGCGGCAAATATAAAAGGTACAGTCAACATCACCGGCGACCTCATCGTCAACGGCATCAACATCGGCAAGCACATCCATGACGGCGATTCCGGCGGGCAAACCGGTGGGCCGAAAAATCATTAAACCGCATTAAAAGGCGTTTCAGACGGCCTTCTCTACAATCCCTGTATCTATAAGCGATACAGGGATTTTTTGATGTTTTACGCCGCGCCTATCTCGAAACACTGGCAGCTCGCGCCCGAAGGCTCGGGCGTGGTTCAGGGTGCGGACGACATCGACCAATGCATCCGCAACATCCTGTCCACCCGCAAAGGCGCGGATGTTACCCGTCCTGATTTCGGCTCCGACCATTACAAATGGCTGGACACGCCGGAAGACGTGTTTGTCCCCAATATCGTGCGCGAAACCGTGCTGGCTATACAGACATGGGAAAAGCGGGTAAACGATTACACAATCCGATTCATGAGTATCCATCGGCATACGTCCTTTTTGTTGTTTGAACAAGGGGAAACGAATCATAAATCAAACAAAGCAAATTTTAAAATAATGCCCGGCCAAAAATTTAACAGTACGGACAAAATGAAAAACCGCTCCAAAACCATTTGACAAATATACTTTCACTTTCAGACGGCCCCTTTTCCGAAAACGCCGCTTATCCCTTTTTCAGACGGCCTGAAAATAGGATAATGACGGCCTGAAGCTATCGGAAAATCATCAATAAGGAAAACCGCATGACCACTCCTCCGGCCGCCGACGGCCTGCACAATTACTGGTATATCGCCGCCACAGAACGCGCGGTACGGAAAAAGCCCCAGGCAGTCAGGCTGTTCGGCCGCCACTATGCCGTTTTCCATCAGGGCGGAGGACGTTATGCCGCCCTGCTCGACTGCTGCCCGCACCGAAACGTGCCGCTTTCCATCGGCAAGGTAAACGAAAAAGGCTGTTTGCAATGCGCCTATCACGGCTGGTCATTTGACGGCGGCGGCAGGCTGGATTCGATTCCCGCGCTGTGCTGCGGCGAAACGCCCGACGTGCGTGTGCCCGCGGTGCACTGTATGGCGCAGGACGGCTATGTCTGGCTGTGCATAGGCGAGCCGGCGATGCCCGCCCCGCTGCGGTTTTCCTGCCTCGGCGAAGCGGGTTACACCACCTTCCGTATGAAAACCCGTTTTGCCGCGCCCGTGGATTGGTGTTTGGAAAACTTTTTAGACTGCCCGCACGCGGTTTATGTACACGATTCGTGGTTCCGCGCCCCCACCGGGAAACCCGTCCGCGCCCTGTTGCGGCGCAATGCCGACGGCGCGCAAATCGAATATGCGGACGAGCCGCGCGAAAAAAGCCTGGTGTGGCGGCTGCTGCAAAACAGCGAAACGCGGATGAGCCACACCGACCGCTTCATCGCCCCGTCCACATCGCAGGTGGACTACCGTTTTTCAGACGGCAAACACTACATCGTTACCTCGTCCTGCACACCGCTTGATGAAAACACCACCGAAGTCCACACCGTCATCAGCTACAAATTCGGCCGTTTGAACGGCCTGATACGCCTGCTGTTCGAACCGCTGTCGCACCTGATTATCAGGCAGGACGTCAATATGATGCAGAAGCAGCGCGACAATATCGACCGCTTCGGTGGACGGGCGCGCTTCTGCAACAGCGCGGCAGACCTGCTGATGCCCGAAATCACCGGCTGGCGCAAAACGCTGGCCGAAGGCGGCGAACAGCAACCCGAAGGCGTGGTGCGCGAACAGGAACTGCATCTGTGA